CAGCGATCAGAGCTGCGTGGAATAGGGCCACATAGTCCCGTTCACCTGCCGCATACAGGGACAGGGCGGAGGCGACAAACACCTTGCACCACGACTTGACCATTTCCTGCGTCTCACTCGTCATGGTTGTCCACAATAGCAGGGGGCACAAACACGTCGTTCCCCTCGTCATAGGTGTAGCCAATCCCGGCGTAGCAGCCACGGATGTTGCCGTTGTAGGAGGTGCGAAGGCAACGTTGCCCACGGGTCGCCCCGTAATATTCTTCCCAATCCGAGATACCATCGACGACTTCCCATTCATGGCGGCCCACGATGACCTCGGTCACGACATTGTTTCCGTCAAGGAATGCGTAGTGCGCCATCAGACGGTCACTGTCCCTGTGCCTGCGGTGAAAGAATATATCTTGAATCCGCCGCTGGTGGTCAGCGCATAAGTCAACCCCGAGTCAATACCCGTCAGATCGTCAAACGAATCGGGATAGCGGAGAATAACAACGCCTGAACCGCCGGATGCTCCGGCAAGGTTGTATGGGCCACCACCGCCACCACCCGTGTTTACGCTTCCACCAGTAAGAGGGTTGGCATTACCGCCACCCCCAGTACCGCCAGTACCGAACACCGTCACACCCGGCCCGCCACCACCACCGCCGCGAGTTACCGGCGAACCGGTAATAGATGACGACACACCATTGCCGCCATTACCACCGTTGTTGCCGGAACCATTCGCGCCAACCTGACCGGCACCACCACCACCACCACCAGCCGTCGCACCAGTCACACCGTTGCCACCCGCATAACCCTGATTCGCCGTACCGGTGCCGCCAGTACCACCAGCGTTGCCTGCCGTGCTAAGCGCACCACCACCACCACCCGCACCGCCGGTAAGACCATTGTGCAAAGGCGTAGCTGCGAACGCGCCGCCACCGCCGCCACCCGTCGAGGTGACCGTAGACAGAACAGAGTTGCTGCCGCTCGTCCCCCGCGTAGCACCACTAGCCGAACCAGCACCACCACCACCAACAGTCACAGTGAACGCCGAACCACCCGAAACCTGCAACTTTGACTCCGCAGACCCGCCACCACCCGACGTAGCACCAGTCACAGAAGTCCGATAACCGCCAGCACCACCACCAGCAAACCCGCCACCACCACCACCACCCGCAATCACCAAATACTCAAACTCGGACGGCGGATTCACCCCCTGCCACAAACTGTGAACCTGCCCGCCACCCGACCTACGAGTACGCGGCGCAAGAGTCGCCGCAATAGCCTGACGCGAACGGTTATTACCCGGCTTCAACATGAAGATCAGGTAATCGTATTGACGTAACCGTGCAAGACAATCGCTGTGCCAGTCGCCGCAAACGCCCGCACAACCAGCGGTGTCGCATTACCCTTGATGAGCAGACCGGGTGCAATCAGATACAGGCCGTTCTCCGCCTTCACCGTGAACTCAATATGATCCGACCCTGCCGTCGTCCCACCCCACTCGACAGTCAACTTGCGATCCGTCGTGTCATAGTTCACCGCATACAGCCAAATCTCATGGAACGTCGTCGCAACCGACGGGCCGGTATGAATCGTTGTGCCCGGTGTCGCCGTCTGCGCAACAAGGATGCCGCGCCCATCGGTCGAACCGGACAAGGTGGTCTTAGCGTAAGTTGCCATCGTTGCTCCTAACTGAACACTTGGTTGGTAAGAATAATCTGGTCGTCCTCATAGTTGAATGCTGCCCACTTCACGCCAGCAGCAACCGCAGAATCAGCAGTCAGCAACGTGTTGTTCGCCCCAACCGTCACAGCCGCAAGAGTGTCCGCAGCAGTACCGGCAAGCAGATCACCCTTCGCAGCAACCTTGTCCTCAACCGGATTCAACGCCCACTTGATCCCATTCGTCGCAGCCGAATCAACCTGCAACACATGGCCCGCCGTCCCACCAACCGCCAAACGGTTGATGTCCGACCCATTCGTCGTAAGCAAATCACCCTTCGTCGTCATCTTCGACGTAAGCAGGTTCGCCTCATCCGCGTCAACAGCAACAAACACCGGATAAATAGACGACCCCGAAGGATGCGTCTGAGCCGACGTATCATCAACCCCACGAGTCAAAGTCAGGTTCGTACCAGAAATCGTGGCAAGACACTTCTCCTCCGCCGACGTACCGGGAGAAATCACCACATAAAACGGCTCGGGACCAGTCGGCCAGCCAGTCGTCGAAGCGACCGCCACCGACGTATCAGCGACAGCCAACGAGTTAGAGGTGGTCGTCGTGACCGCCGCACCCTTATATTGTCTACGAACAGGCAAAGCCATAGCAGGGTTACCTTACACTACGCATAATAAGCAGGCAGGTGCCGTCCCAATCCCACGAATAATGGGCGTCATACGAGTGAACTGGACGCCATCGGACATCCTCCACAATCACCGAATAGGTGCGGTTCCCCTCCTGATAGGTGACGACACGAGGGTTGTCCACAAGGTCACGGAGCCGATCCAGCTCGTCGTCCACATTGACGAAATAGTCCTTCCCGTTGGACGGGGTGACGACATGGTGCAGCAGCAGGGGCACCGAGAAGATTCGGGCGCGGAGCGGGGCAGCGTAGGCGCGAGCCATCCAACGGGTGACAACCGGCCCGACCTTCGCGTCCGACGCGGAACGGGTCAGGGTCAGGCGGGCTTCCGCCTCAAATATTTTTGTCTCAAACCCGTCAAAGGTTTCTTCCAAATCATTAGCCGTCCCCATTGACCCGACCGTCACGAACGGCTGCTTATCGTTGGACACAGCCAGTGAGACTGTCCCGCGCAGCGACTCGGTACGCAAATCCCACTTCGGAATGAACTTTGCATCCGGCACATCCCACCGGTAGATGCCAGAACGCAGAGTCCCCGACGCCACCAAATCGGTCGGATGCGCCCGATACGCCCCCAACCCAGACACAGTGAACACTGGCGAGTTGTCAAACTCGTGGACATCCAACACCGTCCCCTGACCAGCCACCATCAGATCCGACGCATACGCAGGCTGATTCACCGACACCTGATCGGCAGTGTTCATCCGACCAATCCCCGTCGAATCCGTATCATGGTTAGTCCACCCGAAATAGACGTATGGGCCAATACCAGCAAACGTGTTCACCGATGTTCCGGTACGGATCAGCGGCCCAATCACAAGGTTCCCGTCACCATCCGACGAACAGAACCTGAACCCTGTCGTCAAGCCAATCAGCACAAACCCGAGATACCCCTCGACAGTTGTGACGATCTCCCCCAACGGCAGTTCGCCAGCCACCGTCGGAGTCTGCAAAGCCGTCCCATCAGGCTGAATAGTTGTCTTGTAAATCAGACTTTTGTTACCCGCATAGCCAGCCGCATAAATATGGTTCTGCCCAGCAGCAAACCCGACCCAAGTAAACGCGGTATTCGGATGGGTGTAAAGCGCAGTCGGGTTGTTCGCACTAGAACCGGGGGCAGTAGTGATGTTCCAAATCTTGTGCTTATCCACCCCCTGACCGGCGACCATCAGACGGCCCTTCACATAGCGCAGAACGCCAGCCTCAATGCCGGTAATGTAGTTAGAGTTGGTGCTGATCCCAGCATTCGTCTGGTCAATGTCACCCGACGCATACGAATAGAACACGTTGTACCCGTCCGAAGTGATCGAATACAGCTTGGAAGCATCGGTTCCTGTCACCGTGGTGAACGCAGCAAAATCCGTCGTGAACTTGACCGACTGGTCCTCCGTCCCATAGAGACGGTCGGCAGCAGTCGCCATATACAGGTTGTCCTGCGCCGACGAATACGCCGCCGTCGTAGCAGGCAACAGGGCCAACTGCCCCCGCGTCCACACGTCCACACCCTTCGACGTATAAAACCGATACGGCTCAGCATCCGCCGTATCCGAATACTCCTGACCCGCCCCATAATGCCACGACGACTGGCTACGCCGCCACAAACCTTGCGGGTTGATCGCCGCCTCACCCGGCTCCGTAGACTGGTCAACCGAGTCACGGACACGAGCATCATACTGTTGGGCAAAGTCACCCGACTTGATATCCAACATGTACGGTCTGCCGTTCACCGCCACAGGGAACACATCCGGCACAAGGGTCGTCGCACCCGTACCCGTATAAAAGACGGCAGTACCGTCAAGCTTCGTCGTGAACTCGATCAGCGTGCCAGCCATGTCACGTCCTGATGTTTAGAGGATATTGCCTCGCCAGTTTCGCCTTCTCCGCAATAATCCGATCCCTGCGGAGACGCAGAATGTTGTTGAACGAATCCCGCATCGCACCCGGCGGAACCTCATCAGCCCTACGAGTATCGCCCTGTGCCTCCGTAAAGTTCCGCTTCACCTCACGCACCGACAACATGCGGATCATCACACCCATCTCCAAGATGTCCTCCATTGTCAGGGGCACCTTGCACACCGACTGGATATCCGACGCCGTAGACGCAGCACGGACAAACGGGGCCGTATAGCGGACGATCAGTTTCCCTGCAACCGGAGCCTCATCAAACACGAGAGCAAACGTGGACGGAAAATCCGCAACCGGCAAGTTCCGTTGCAGCCGCACCCCCCGCACAAACGGGAAATCGTCAGACTTGTATTTGACCCGCACGTCAATCAGGTCAAGCAGACTGGTCACACCGGTCATGTCGATCTGCCGGTCAGACCCGTTGTAGGTGATCGCATCAGTTGAGATGATTTGGAACAGGCCGTTCGCAGGGGACGAAAGATCGTCAATGTCCTGATTCAACGCATCCAACATTTGACCCTTCGGGAACCGGGGGTTCAGGGTGATGATCGCCCCAGTCGAATGCGACGTTGCCGTCGTACCCGCATAGCCTCGCTCAACAGTCAAAGTTTTGGAACCGGTGGCTGCTTGCCAAATGTAAACCAGTTCCGACCCGATCTCAAAGACCGTACCGTCACGCAGACCACCAAGTTCGTAGAGGGTCACGAACGATGTGTCGTCAGCGTCTACGCCGGTGGCTAGCTTGTTCCGTTCCTCGACGACTCCGGAAAGCAGTTGGCGTTGTACGCGGTCAAGCAGCGCACCGGCAGTGGACATTTACTTCTTCTTCTTGCCCTTCTTCTTCAACGCTCCGGCAGGCTTTGAGTTGGCGGGTACGGGGACGGTATTCATCTTCTTGGTGCTGGTGTAGCCCTGCTTCTTCACTTCTTGCCCTTGCCCTTCATCTTCATTGGCTTGCCCGTCTTCTTGGCGTCAGCCTTTGCCATTGCCATACCCTTCTTCGTGTACGGGTATTCCTTCTTCCCAACCTTCGGCATCATCGCCCCTTTCAAGAGAACCGGATGTTAGCAGTCCCATTTTCTGAGCGACAAAGCCTTACGGGTAGGACGCCCCTTTTCGTCCTTCATCGGCCCCGGCATCCCCGACATCCGCGCACAGAACGACTTGCGGCGGGCAGCATCCTTTGGGCTGCGCTTCGCCTGAGCAGCAGAAACCGGGGGCTTCAAGTTCATCCCCTGCCTCTTGGCAGATGCCCGACCTTTTGCGTTTAGACCGCCCTCAGGGTTCTTGCCTTCTTTGCGCTGCCAAGCAGGAGTCTTAGCCACGGCGAGACGCCCACGCATTGTCCACCAGATTCGGATACTTCCGACCGGCAGCCTCAGCCCGAGCCTTCGCCGCCTTCTTCTGACCGGCAGACAACGGAGCCGACTTCTTCTTCGGATTCTTCTTGTCCCAAAACTCTTTCTTCACGACACAACCTTTCCAGCCTCAGCAGCGATGTCCGCCACATTCTCAGGCACCACATTATCCTGCCCCGGCAACAGCACCCACCGCTTCCCATTCACCTCGACCGTCACCTTCTCCGACACACGGACAGCAAACTCAACCGACGGATGCCTGACCTTCCGCGACGTGAGCCGCTCCCCCACCGGCAAAGCGGCCACCAGTTTCTCCGCAGCCTGACGCCACGAAAACTGTTCCCCAACCCTCGGCGCACCCTCAACCGCCGCCAACTTCCACTTGGCACGATCCGCATACACGGCACGCATCAGATCAACCAGCCCACTTAGATCAGCCTCATCCCACCGGCCCACCGGTGCGGGTGACTTCCGATGCGGGACAACCGCAGACGCTAAATGCGAGAACTCCACCTGCCCCGAAGTAGCAGTGATAATCGTCGGCACACCCAACGCAATGTTCTGCAACGGAATCAACCCGAACCCCTCACCACGGGCAGGCGCAACAAAACAGTCCGACTGGTTATGGAAGTTCCGTTCCTCCTCCGCCGACATCCACTCACGGAACCAGACCACCCCCGGCACATCCATCTGCGGAACATCAGACGCATGAGGCGCAGCCTTCACCCGCAGCTCCGCATCCGGCAACTTCGCCCGACGGAACGCCTCCACCACCAAATCCAAACCCTTACGCTTCCACAACGACCCACCACAAGTGAACACAAACCGATCATTCTCAGCACGGGCAAACGGCTTCCAGAACCTTGCATCCACCCCCAACGGCACGGCAGACACCTTCGGATGATACGGGCCGAACAGTTCGACATTGTGGGCACACGGAACGACCACCTGCTCGTATTGGGACATCCACCGACGGAACCGTTCAGGCAACTGATCCGTCTCCCACATCGTAAAGATCACACGATGCGCCCCCTCATACCACGACTTGATCGCAAACGGCACAGACATCAACACATCCACCGACCCCATCGGAGAAACCTGCACCCCCGAAGGCAACCCCGAAATAAACCCGTTCAGCATCGAGCCGTAGCCGAACCTGCCGTCCGTAAATCCGTGCCAGTTCTGGACGTTCACAACCATTCCGGGGGCCACACCGCCCCCGGCTTCAACCCGCCGTTCCTTGCCATCATCTGCGCCAACCCGACGTTCTTCAACGCAATCCCAAAGTCACCCTTCCGAGAATGCTGATCCTTATGCAACGTGTAGTGGTAGCGGACACGATCCTCAAACCGAACATCTAACCCGTGCTGCAAATATTCGATTGACGCCACCCAATCCGGCCACATAATCGGGCGGAGAGGTATCCGCTCAAATACATCCTTCTTGAACACCGCATACCCAGACAGCGTGTAGAACGGGGTGTCAAACGCCCGCTCATAATCCTCACGCTTCGGAATCTTCACCGTCCCATCAGAATCCTTGTGACCCGACACAATGATGTCGCCCTCCAACACAAGGTCAGCCAACCCATCCACCGGCATCCGGTCGTCAATCGCAACCGGAGCCACATACTCATAGGACGCCTGACGGCACACATGATGCACCGACTCCCAAAAATACGGCTCACGCAAATCAGTCTGCTTCCAACCGACAGGCAACTTCAACAACCTGTCCGTCGCAACAATCACCTCGGCAGGAGCAGGGTCAAGACCCCAAATCGAATCAACCCACCCGTCACCGAACCGTTCCCAATAGTCCCCCCACACCATCGAGACGAGGCTCAGACCAACGGTCGGTTTATTCCCAGACCAGTTTCCACTTGCCACTTGTATTCCGCTTTCTGTTCAACCTGAGCTGAACCGTCAATCGCCTTCGGCTGCAAACCCTCCGACCTCAAACGCTTATAAGCGTCAAGGTCTTTCTCCAACACCTTGTCCTTCTGGTTGATCGTCGCAGCCCTCGCACCACCACGACGACTCGGGGTTGCGGAGGCTGCAATCGACAGGCCGGAAACCTTGCACCCGAAACATCCCGGCACATCCAGATTCGGATGGGTCTGCCGGTGAATCATGTGATGTACGCCCCATACCCTGCCGCCGTGAGATCGGCCACTTCTTCTGCCGTCACCTCATGCACATGACCTCCCAAATAAATACGATCCACCTGACCAACATCACGCTGATCCACCTCAGTATAGGTACCGTCCGTCAACCGGTAGACGTTACGACCACGAGCCTCCGGCTTGAAGAACCTCCACAGGCGACGCTGCAAACCGCCACGGGACATGTCCCCATAGTGAACAAAATCGTCTGTCGGCGGAATAAATGTAGGCACGACGACAGAATACAGGAAGCGGGGGCCGGGCGCAGGAGGAGACGCCCGACCCCCTAACTCCTGTGGTCGCTAGGAGCCGATGCTCGAAGCGGACTCGATGCGGCTGAGTGCCTCCTCACGGAAGCGACCGTAGCCACCGAGCCAGTACCAGCCGGTCGGGTTGAACCGGCGCAGCACGTCCACGACCGGTCCCATCACGACACGCGGGAATGGACCATTACCTTCAACCATCGAGTACGCCTTTGCAAGCGACTGACGGCCCATGATGTGTGTGCAGTATACGTCCACCGTAGCCGACGAACCGGTCGAAGAACCCGACCCGTCCGAAGCGTTAGCGAACACCTTTGCACGGGGCGTCTCAATAAACCGCACCGACTCGAACATGCCGATCTCACCGTTATAGATGTTCTCGGTGTCCACGTTCACATGCGGCGCATTCCACGAGGCGTTGCCCGTCTCACGACGCAGGTCGTAGGACACGTCCGGGTGAATGAAGCCCATGTAGTAACCGTTGTAGGTTGCCACATTCTTGCCACGGAGCGAAGCCGTCACCCGACGAATGTTGTTCGCCGTGATGATGTCGTCCGATCCCACCGTCGCACGGCTCGTCGGCAGCGACGCGCCACCCGACCCGTAAAAGATGTTCTGCGTGCCAGCCGCAAGAACCTCACGGACAACTTGGTCGATCGAGTCGCCAGCGTTGTATCCGATGATGTTCGCAGCCGCCGTATCCACATCAAGGAACGAGGTGCCACGGAGCTTCGCCGTCGTGTTGACCGCATTGCCGTACTCGGCCAGCGTGACCGTCACCTGCGAATCCGACATTGCGACCGGGGTCACATCCGTCGTCTCAGCAAGCGGAGTCGTCGCCGCCGACAAGTCAGCGAACTTGGTGAAGATGACCGACGAACCGGGCATTGACTGGTTGGTCGGCATCACGTCTGCTGCCTGATCGAACAGCAGCTCGGAGCGGAGTGCGAAATACGCAATCTGCTCGTATGCAGCCTGATCGACCGAAAGCGAACTTGTTTCGGTATATGACATTGGGTTGTATTACCTTTCGGGTTGTCCCGTCAGGCAACGCCCAACGGGTTAGAGGGATTCTGCTTCTGCTCGTGCTTGGGCCAGAATCTGCATCACCTCAGCCTGCGAACGGGCGGACTTGATCTTTGCCGAATAGTCCACCACCGGTTCACTTGTCTCCCCAGCAGCGGTCGTCCGCGCAATGCGGTTGAACGCCTGCTTCTCCGAATCGTTCACACGGGTCGGAGCGAGAAGGCTTGCTTCCTCGGCAGCAGAACGGATTGCCTCGACCGACAACTCGCCGTCATATCCTTTGACAAAATACTTTGCCCTCGGATCATCTGGGTTGATGCCAGCCTTTACGAACGTCAGTTCACGTCGGGCAGAGTCCGCTTGTGCGGCCTGCTCACGCAACGCCTTGTTCTCGGCTTCCAGTTTACGCATGTGTGCGCGCACCGGGTCCTTCGGCTGATCTGGCTGCTCGTCCTCAAACTCAAAGTCGTCAGACATGGCCCACTCCTTCTGCCCACACACGAACCGGAGGAGTCCATGTGGCTGCAAGCATCACCCTTGTGTCACGTCAGAACCGGGGCTTCCTGACGGTATCCCTTGTGGGATGCCGTAACAGTAGCACACCCCTATTCTGCGGTACCGGTGGCGATGCGGGTAGCCCCAGTTGTCTGCCCTGTGGTGCGGGCGAACTGGCCACCACCCTCAAAGACGGCGACCCGACGACGCTGACGTTCGGCAAGCCGCTTCTGGGCAGCGACATCCGAACCGAGTTGGGCCATGACCAGTTCTTCGTCCGTGATTTCCTCGTCACCAGCGAAACGCTGGCGCAGTTCGCCCATCCCACCGATCTCCGCGAATCCCCGTTCGGCTTCGGCGGCGGTTACGCCACGGGCAGCCAAATCCTCAGCCAACGCACCGGTCAGCTGGATGCCAGCCTGTTCTGTGCCTCGGGCAGCGATCTGGGCGGCGCGAGCCTGACGGGTCAGCAGTGGGGCGGCACGGGTCGGGTCAAGGAAGTAGGCGGCAAGTTCGCCTTCGCCCACCCCGTAGAGGGTTCGCATCTGGTTCACAACCTGCGGGTCAGCGTCCTTGACCGCACGGTAGCCCTGTTCGACACGGGTCTGCAACTCGGATGGCGACACATCGCCTTCAATAAGAGCTTGGAAATCGTCTGGCTGATCGTAGAAGTTTGCAGGCAAACCGTTCGCTTGGAGCAAGGTGCGGTAAGCGTTCTCCAAACCGATATAGGAGGCGGGGTCAAGTTCTGCCAGCCCTTTCTTGGCGCGGGCGGTGTTAGCGGCGAATCGCTTCTGGAAGGCGGGTTGCTCACGGAGGGCGTAGATGATGGCGTCAGGGTTGGAGATGTTTACCGTCTCTTTGACGATGATCTCGTTGTAGACGTAATCGCCTAGTTCTGCCAACCCATAGTCTCCGAGAACTTTCAGGATGGTTTGCCGGGCGTCACGTTGCCGTTCGGCGCGGAGACGTGCCTGTTCTTCCTCGTATTGGCGGCGAAGTTCACGACGGATTCGTTCATCTGGGCTGATTTCCTCAGGGGTTTCCTCTGGCTGCTCCGGCCCTTGTGGGGATGGAGCGGTGATGCCGGGTGGCAGAACACCCGGACCAAAGCCGAGGTCAATGCCAGCAAGTTCGGGGGTCGCCTGAATCTCGACGCCGGACAGGTCGCCGTAGAAACCGAAACCAAGACCACGGGTACCACCCGGGTCAATCTGCGGGTTGAAGTCAGTCATCAGCCCACCTTTCCAAACGCCCGCGCCAACGACAACGCAA